CCCCGCCCACATTTGGACGATTGGCTATGGTCATGTTTTGTATCAAGATCAAATTAAATTACCTGTAATAAGGAAAGATGGCTATACCGGCATCCTTCGTAAGGACTACCCGCTCGCAGCCCAAGATAATCGCACTTGGTCGCAGGAGGAGATTGATCGCCTTTTTGAGGATGATCTCGTCCGTTTTGAACGCGGTGTATTGCGAATGTCTCCTAATCTTGCTGGCCGTCAGTCAAGCTTCGACGCTGTGGTCAGTTTTGCGTTCAACGCTGGAACTGGGAGGTATCAGAGTTCCACAATAAGAATGAGAAACAACCGCGCCGACTATGAAGGTGCAGCAGAAGCGTTTATGATGTGGACTATGGGCGGAGGTAAAGTGTTACCGGGATTGGTGCGCCGCCGCAAAGCTGAAAAAGCGTTGTACCTACGGGGTGCATGATGCCACTCAAAAAGATACTTTTTAAACCCGGAACAAACCAAGAAAATACTCGGTATACCAACGAGAACGGCTGGTATATCAGTGAAAAGGTTCGGTTTCGTCAGGGTACACCTGAGAAAATTGGTGGGTGGCAGCGTATTTCCCCGTATACGTTTCAAGGAATTTGCCGGTTTCTTTGGAATTGGGTAACGCTTAGCTTTGATAATTTACTTGCTGTCGGTACAAACCTCAAGTTTTATATTGAGCGAGGTGGTGTCTACAACGACATCACCCCCATACGAGAAACCGCAACCCTAACAAACCCTTTCACTACAAACATAACTTCAGGTACAGCTAATAGGGTTTTGGTAACCGATGCTTCTCATGGGGGAAAGACTGGAGATTTTGTAACTTTCAGTGGAGCTTCAGCAGTTGGGGGGTTAACCCTTAATGGTAACTACCAGATAGCAAATGTTACAACCAATACTTACACCATAACAGCTTCATCAAATGCCACGTCTGTAGCTACAGGTGGGGGTACAGTAACTGCTAAATACGAAATTAATGTTGGCCCTGCCATTCAAGGCGCTGTTATTGGATGGGGTTCTGGTGGTTGGGGTATGGGCGGCTGGGGTACGGGCGTTGCCGGTACTGAGCGGTTGCGGTTGTGGGATGCCCAGAACTGGGGTGAAGATTTAGTTTTTGGGTATCGTGGTGGACCCCTCTATTATTGGGATGCAACTAATGGTGTTACTACTCGGGGCGTTGCTCTTAATTCGATTGGCGGAAATGTAAGTTTTACGTCAGCCTCCCCTACAGTTGTTACGTTTGCTTCGGTTTTATTGTCCGAGGGCACTGCTGTTAAGTTTGCCACCACAGGCACGATGCCTTCTGGGGTCACTGCGGGTACGACGTATTACCTGCGAAATGTAGATGGGGCCACAGCAAACATATCGGCTTCTCCCACTGGAGCGCTGGTTAACGCCGCATCTACTGGGTCGGATGTATATGTTTCTGAGCTTGTTGATGTGCCGTCAAAACAAAACGGGTTGATTGTTTCCGATACATCTCGGTTTCTTCTACTCTTCGGCACAACAGCTTATGGCAGTGCAGTGCTTGATCCGATGCTGATCCGTTGGGGTAATCAAGAATCGGTTACTGATTTTGTACCTGCTGCCACAAACCAAGCAGGTAGTCTGCGTTTATCCCACGGTTCACAGATTATTTCTGAGCTTCAAACACGCCAAGAGATCTTAGTGTGGACTGATTCGGCGTTGTACTCCTTGCAGTATCTCGGCCCTCCGTTTGTGTGGGGGTCTCAGTTACTTGGCGACAATATATCTATCGTTGGACCAAACGCTACGGCTGTTGCTTCAGGTGTGGTGTATTGGATGGGGGTTGATAAGTTTTACACTTATAACGGGCGAGTGCAGACGCTTCGCTGTGATCTAAGGCGGTATGTCTTTTCCGACATTAACGTCTCGCAGCTTGATCAGATCTTTGCCGGAACAAATGAAGGCTTTAACGAAGTCTGGTGGTTTTATTGCTCCACCAATTCCACGGTGGTTGATAAGTACGTTGTGTACAACTACGCAGAAGATATTTGGTATTACGGCACGATGGGGCGCACGGCTTGGCTTGACTCGGGGTTACGCAACTATCCTGAAGCAGCTACATACAACTATAACGTTGTTGATCATGAATATGGGGTGGACGATAACACCACAGGTACAGCCACCGCAATTGAAGCTTATATCGAATCGGCTGAGTTTGATATTGAAGACGGGCAGAACTTCGGATTTGTATGGCGCATGGTGCCGGATCTGACATTCCAAGGATCTACAAGCCAAAGTCCACAGGTCACGATGACGCTCTACGGTATGAATGGTTCCGGGTCTGGATTTAACACCGAAGCCGCCAAAGCTGTTGCTCGTACTTCCACAGTGACGATTGAGCAGTTCACCAATATTATCTACACCCGTATTCGTGGACGACAAATGATTATGCGGGTTGGCTCTGATGGGCTGGGTACGACGTGGCAGCTTGGTGCACCACGAATCGATGTTAAACAGGACGGTCAGCGGTGACTTTACTTAGGCAACCAGCACCACCCAGTTTACCTGCGGCAGGGGCTAGCTATGAACGCGCATACCATGACCAGTTCAACAATGTTTTACGCCTCTACTTCAACCAACTTAACAACAACGTTTCAGCACTACTAGGTACAGACGGGGGGCGGTATTTAAGTATTCCGTTTGGGGCGTGGTCTAGTGATTCGGATCAAGTTGCTGTTAGTACAACGGCAGCGTACGCCGTTACGTTTGATGTCGCTGATATTGCTGACAGTGTGACGCTTGTCGATGATTCAAAACTAACGGTGCGTTACTCTGGGGTTTATAACTTACAATTCAGTATCCAGTTTGTTAATACAGACTCCCAGATACATGACACTGATGTTTGGGCCGCAATAAACGGCACCAATGTCCCAAATAGTAACTCTCGGTTTTCTGTTCCTAATAAACACGGTGGGGTAGACGGGCATTTGATTGCAGCTTTGAATTTGTTTTTGCCTTTGTATTCGGGTGATTACGTCGAGCTGTACTGGCATACTGACAACACTTCAGTTAGTATTGAGCAGATTAACGCTGCTTCTTCCCCCACACGCCCTGCCACCCCCTCAGTTATAGCCACTATGGTGTTTGTCTCTGCGATACCGGATAGCACGACATGACCACTTCGACCCAAATCACACCCGAAGCAGCTTTGGCGAAGTTCAATGCGTTTGTGCAGTCGCAGCAAATGCAAGACTATTTATCCCAACGTCAAAAGCAATACGGCACAACCCCCAAAGGTGCAGCTTCGGATAAGGGATGGACCGCAGGTGAGTCTTACACCAACCCGTTTGCAGGGTTGAAGGAATTTGGTTCAGAGGAAAAGCCTACTTTAAATTGGAACGCAGCGCTTGGTGAAGCAGGTGAATACGAGTCTGGAACCCAGACCCAACAGAAGTCAGCGTACGACATATTAAAAGGTGCTTTTAATACAGAAGATAATATATTTGGGCACAAGTCCACCTTTACTAAAGCCTACAGTACATCCGAGAAAGATGCTAAGGGCAATCCAATTGAGATTAAAAACCCAACGCTTGAAGATATTCAATCAGGCAAAGTTGCTTTTTTAGTGGGCGGTAAGACAGGTGGTGAAAGCCGCGAGCGCATGGCTCAGATGTATTTGCCTATGGGCGATAAGCTTGTCCCTATCGGAGACCCCCAGTATTACAAAGGCGAACATCCTGACGCTAAGAATGTAGCTAATGCCTTAAAGATTGCTTCGATTGCTTCACTGCCTTTTGGTGGGATTGGTGCGTTTCTTGGGCCTGTAACCGGCACGGTTACTAGTGGGCTTGCTTCGCTTGGACTTCCAGCTATGGCGGCAAATATCGGCGCTAATGCTTTGGTAAGCGGGGGGTTAAACGCTGGTATTGCAAAACTCGTAGACATGGATGCGGGTAAAGCATTTAAGTCTGGCGCTACATCCGGGGCTATTGGTGCGGGGCTTGGTGAACTTGGCGCAATGTCAGGGCTGGATAAGGGGTTAGGTGCGCTGTACGCTCCAGCTAAATCAATCGCTACTTCTGGACTTACGTCCGCTGTCCTTGGTAAACCGTTTAACTTTTCCGAAGCTGCTAAGAATGCAGCCCTGTCTTTTGGGTTACAGCAAGCTTTGGGTTCAACTGATTTAGCCCCCAAGCAGGGCGAAGCACTTAACAAATTCCTGGAGTTTCTGGGGAGGAAGCCGTAATGAGTAATGAGTCATTGTTGGAAAGTATGGGGTTAACTTTCCCGTCAACTCCTACCGATTTAGATACGGGCACTGATTTTTCAACATCATTATCTGAAGTTACAAATCCCATATACAGACAAACACCTGTATCTTATGGGGCTGATTCTGTAGTTGTTGCAGCGCAAAAAGAATTTGAAAAGTTGTTCCCTGAATGGGCGGCGCCTTTAGCTGCGGCTTTAGCTGGTGCGGGTATTATTTCTTCTCTTGCAAGTTCTGGCCCCGCTAAAGTTGAAGTAACTGCACAAAAACCTGTTACTCCACCCCCCGCTGAACCTCCACCAGCAACAACCACACCTCCACCCGTTATACCCGCGCCTGTTTCTCCTTCTGTAGACCCCGCAGATCCGACAAAAGAAGTACCTAAACAAGATATAACCCCGGAAGAAGCAGAAAAACTAGGCATACCTAAAGAATTATTACCCCTCCTTCTTAAGTATGGCCTTGGGGCGCTAGCTTCTTACTTATCCTATAAGTCTGCCAAGGATGCTCAGGAACAAGCTAAAGGTGCGTCGTTTACTTCAAGGGGTCCGGTAACTTCAACACG